TATATTTCAATCCAATCCCTTCTAATGTTTTACATCTGGATAATGCAACATAAGTCTGACCAGCACTGAAAGCACCACTTCCTAAATCTATATATACTTTATCATATGTTTTACTTTGTGATTTGTGGATTGTAATTGCATATGCAAGCTTCAATGGATACTGATTGAACTTTCCTTTCTCAATCAACTGAACTCTACCATCTTTTAAATCGTAGTCTCCTGAAATCCATTCTTCTTTATACATAGTGAATTTAATTCCATCAAGAATTACATCAATTGAAAAGTCAGATAAACCTACAACAATTCCAATTTGTCCATTATACCAATAAGGACTATTTCGTAATATCATAACTTGAGCACCTATTTTTAATTCTAAGTCAGCTGGCGCTGGATATGAATTAAAAGGAAAATCTCCTGATACTGATGCATAATAATGTTTTGAAGGTTTTTGAATTTTATCAAGTCTTTCTTTATTAATTTTATCAGCTACTTTGTTAGTTGTTGATAGATAAATATAATCAATTCCAAACTTCTCTTCTTTGATTACTCTTTTATTTATGAAATTAAGATCATCCCAAGTCTGTTTTCCAATTCTAATCTTATTGAGGACTGTTGTAAACTCTTTATCATGCTGTCTGTATATCTTAGTTAGTTCTACAATAGTAAATTCACCAATCTCAGGAGCACTGAAAAACCAGGGAGAGTAGAAATTTTCTTTTATATATCTCTCGTCTGGAGAACCTCTTTGCACAATAGGTGGTAATTGAAACAAATCGCCAACAGCGACAATTTTTATTCCACCAAAAGGTATTTCGGAGTTTCCGGTTAATACTCTTAATTGATAATCGATAGCATCCATAAGATCAGCTCTGACCATAGATATTTCATCTATGATCATCACATCAATTGTATTTACTACATCTCTGTTCGATGAGACTACGGAATATTTATTAATAATTCCGTGAGCTAATTTGAAGAAGGAATGAATTGTTACGCCTTTAACATTGACTGCTGCTACTCCAGTTGGAGCAAGAACAACAACATTTTTCTTAGTGTTTGCTTTAAATAAATCTATAAAAGTAGATTTACCTGTTCCTGCGCTTCCAGAAACAATAACATTTTTCTGTGAGAACTCAGCAAGTAATAATGCCTTCCTAAGTTCTTCATTTACTTCGTAATCTAAGTTCTTGAAGTTTTTTTCATATTCTGCTATAATTATCTTAAGTTCGTCTCTTGCTGTTTTATCCATAATTAATTATAACAAATTATTCTTTTTATGTCAAGAAGAAAACTGAGTAAATTCTTTTGATTTAACCTCTACCATTTTCTGGCAATGAGGGCAAAAGCCCATAGGAATTTGATTTTCCATTTTTGTATCAAATCTTGCTTTGAAAACTTCATCACATTCTTTACAAGTTACTTCCATTTCTTTTTCCATTATACTACCTTCACCCATTTTTTTACTGTAATTGTTTCTTCGATCTGATGATATTCTTCAGAACTTTGAGAATAGAATTCATTATCCTGCATTTCAGTTAAACCTTCTTCCCAAACAAGCTCATAATATTTATCATCTTCCATCTTAACAATAGTAGAATTAGATCTGGACCATCTGCGGTTTTCACCTTCTTCAGTTTCTACATCCCATTCAAATACTGCTTCTTTTACTTGATCTGCTGTAAAATGTCTTGTCATTATATCTCCTAAAAATATTCTATTTGTATATTTTCTTCTCTCATTTCTTCATCTACTCTTTTATTAACTTCTTCTACATCTAAGTCCATTTCAAATATCTTTCTATTTAACCATATTTTAAACTTAGGATTAGAGGTTAAACCTGTAAAAGCTTCTCTTTGATTAGCTACCTGAGATCTATTTGACTGCCCAGTTCCTATTATACCTGTTTCATTATGTTTGATTCGACAGCAGTTTTGGTGTTTATTTCTATATTGACCTCCTGCTCCTGTACCTGAAAACCAAGTAAGAGTAAAGTCCTTTTTAGTAATTGAAAATAATAATTCCTTTCCCATTATATCTCCTTAATTCTTTCTTCAAATACATGCCATACTAATGCTCCACCTGCCATTTGTGCAGTTCCTACAAACTTAAAAGTATCTATGTTTTTAGGAGTTGAGTTTCCAGTTCCATAGATATGAAACGTCCTTGGAAATAATGGTTCATCAATATTAACTAATGCCCATATACACACTTTCTCATACTGCACGTCTACAGATAAAGTTCTGTAGATTATTGGCATGAAAATCTCTTGAGTATCTACAATGTCTAATTCATACTTGTATATCTTTTTCACATGGCCTCCTTCATAAATTCCTTCAAATCATCTCTAAGAATTTCTTTTCCCATAGAACCAATATAACATTGATGCTCAGGATTATTCATCCACGCATCAATAAATTCAAACATTAAATCTTGACCTTCTATTATTCCATCACAATAAAGGTCACCTATCATTCCCATTATACAGCCTCCATAAAAAAATCGAATACTACATCACTACTTCTCTCGTCCGATAAAAATCTTTGGAACAAAAGCCCGTAATGTATAGGATCCAATGTCGTTATATCTAAAGCATATAAAACTAAAGATGAAGCTCCAGATCCTCTTGCGGGACCTCTCATTATCTCTTCACGTTTCGCAAAATTAAAAACATCCCACAATATCATTATATAAGATGAGAAACCTTTTCTTAATAAGATCTCTATTTCCTTTAATAGTCTCTTTTTATATTCTGTTGTAAGATCAGCCCATTCTTTTACTCCCATTTTTTCAACTAACCCTTTAATACTTTCAACTACTAATAATTGATCGTCATTGTCTGTAAGGGAAGGAAGCAGCAGCCTATTTCTTTCTTTGAATTTATAACTACATTTATCACTAATTAGTTGAGAGTTCTCACACCACTCGTTAATCTCTGTTTCCGTGTAATTATAGCCCCATTCTTTATTAAATCTATGAAAGTCAGGAATGTCCATATAAAATAAATTCTTTCCTTCTAATTCCCAATCTAATTCATCTAAAGTAACACCACGACTAATTGCAATTGCTAATGTTTGAATTTTATCTAATCCTGGCTTTGCATAATGAACATCACCTGTTAATACTATAGGAACATTATATTTCTTTGCTAATGATATAATCCATTCATTAACAGAGATTTGCCCTTCTTCAAAGTTATCAATTCCATGAGTAATTTCATTCAATTGAATTTCAGCATAGAAATCATCACCAAAATTATCAACAAATAGCTTAAATAGTTTCTCTGATTTTTCAATTTCTTCATCTCTATATAATCTTGCAAATGGAGAACCCATACAAGCAGTTCCTACAATCAATCCTTCTTTATGCTCAAACAGTTCTTTAATTGTTATTTGATTTCTATAATAAAAATGTTTTTCATCTGAGTTTGATTTATAGTTTAGTTTTAATAAATTCTTATATCCAACTTCATTCTTCGCTAAGAGAACAAGATGCATATTTTTATTTCTTTGCCTCTTTTGTTTTCCTTTTACTTCCTTATATCTCTCAAGTTCAAACTCAACATATGCTTCAACTCCAAAGATAGATTTTATTCCATACTTTTTACAAGCTAAATAATGCTCATAATGACCATTCATTTTTCCATGATCTGTAATTGCTAATGAAGGATGCCCCATTTCCTTTGCTAATTGTGCATATTGGTCTGGAGATCCTATTCCGTCGAGGGTAGATCCCAAATGTGAATGGAGATGGAGGTGATTATAACTCAAATTAAACTCCTTAAATAATTATACAATATTATTCTTTTTTTGTCAAGTAAGAAGATTAGGAAATCAATTCGTAAAGGTAAAATAAACAGATAACGATGGAGAACTAAATGGTATCTTTTACAGAATATATTAAGAATAAAGAAATAAATGAAAAATTTGAGACTGAAACACTATCTTCTGCTATTTCTAAAGTAGCTGATGCAAAGAAGTTTAAGAAAGATATAGAAGTTAGAAAACAAGCTACAGCTTTGCTTAAGGATGCTGAAAAAGGAAAAGTAGAAAAAGTATATAGAAAAGCCGCTGAAGGTTCTCTTAAACCTACTGATCTTGAAGATGAAGGGCTTAAAGATATAGCATTAGCAATATCAGTTTTAACATCTCATAAGAAAAATGACGCTGAAAAAGCTGTCTTGAAAACACATAAAATAGAGCCTCCAGAAGGAACAACATCTTTTGCTAATTCAACTCTTTCATCTACCCTAAATAAAAAAGCAATGAAGACAGTTTTGTTAGCAGCTAAGTCAGCTAAAACAGAACCTGAAACTTCGGAAACAGAACCTGAAACTTCGGAAACAGAACCTGAAACTTCAGAAAAAGGTGCTAAAACAGAACCTGAAACTTCGGAAAAAGGTGCTGAAACAGATGAAGTTGAGCCTAAAGAAACTCCTGCTCAAGTTAAATCAAGAGTAGATAAGAAGATAGATACAACTTCTAAGATTATAGATGCAGGAAACACTAAAACACTAGATGGACCTGACGCATCTAAACCTAATAATCCTCAATTTTTCATTAATTCTTTTAAAGCAGATAAAGAAACAGCGATGACTGGTTTTCAAGAACGTATAGATAAATTTGATGAAGGGAAACAAGCAAAAGGAGCTAGCGTTAAAAATGAGTTTTCAGCAAAAGCAGACAAGATTCTTACAACTATTGAAACATTAGAAAGAAAATGGAAAGATACTACACTCCCAAGTAAAAAAGATAAATTCTTAAATTTAATCAAAAAGGAAACAAGAACTTTTGATAATTTAAAAAATACATATGAAGGCAATATAAAAAAAGCTGGTAGCGCAAAAGCGCTTGAAAGAACAGGAATGAGATTAAAGAAAACTGGAGAAAATTTAAAAGGTGCTTTAGACAAAGTTAAAAAAAGTGAAGTTGCAAAAGATGCAAAAAAAGTATTAGATACAGGAAAAGAGCTTGCAGGAAAAGCCGGTGCAGTAGCAAAAGAAACTACAGTAAAAGTTCTTAATAATGCTGAACTAAACACAAATAAAAAATTTATTCAAGCTTATACACCTGCTGATTTCCCCGCTTATTCAAAAGCTGTGTTAAATAAAGATACAAAAGTTCAACAAGAGTTAATCGATAAAGCAAAAGCGGCTAAAGCAAAAGCAGGATCTGAAAAAGAAATAAAAAAATCAGAAACTAAACAAGAAATTGAAGCACGAAAATTAAATAACCAGAAGAATAAAATACTAAAGAAAAAAACTAAAACTCTTACTCCGCCACCTGCCAATACAATGACAACTAAAACTCAAGAAAAGGTTAATAAAAATATTAAAACAGCATAGATAAAAAAGACACTCTTAATTGAGTGTCTTTTTTTTATTCATATAGTTCGAACTGATCTCCAAAGAAATCTTGTAAGTCCTGTTCTTTTCTTAGTTCGTTTTCGAGTTGCTCATCGGTCTGCTTATTAATTCTATAAACTGGATACATAACTTGTATATCAGTTATATTAATTAAGCAATCTCCAGTATCAAGTATTCCACCATCTGTATTTACTGTAAGTATTGATTTTATCATTTCAGCATCTTCCATAATAAGTGCTTTACTATACATCTTCCAAGATTCTGCTACAACCTCAAAATTATGAAGAAGTCTAACCATAGTTCCATCTTTTAAAACAACAGCTCCAAACGTATCACTTACTATATCTATAAAATTATACTTGTTCATAATTTTATTTGCCATTTGTTCTAAAGTATCTTTTGCTTCACTCTCTTCCATTTCTTATACCTCTTTCTTTATATAACTAAATCCTTTATCGTTTCTTTTAATTGTTATATGATGCCCAAATTTTTCCTTATATGCTTCTTGATGCGAAACAACGAATACTGTATTATTCTTTCCTAAATTATCTACTATTTCATAAACAGAATTAAAACCTTTCTTATCTAAATTCCTATCAAGTATTTCATCAAATACTAATAGATTAATTATAGTTGAAAAGAATGTCTTAACCATCATGAATAATGCAAATGAAATTGCTACATCAAATCTTGTTTTCTGTCCGGAACTAAATGATGCAAAAGAAACCTCCTCATTATCTACCTTTATTACTTCATTTAAATCTTTGTCAAATGTAACCTTAACGATCTCATCAAAAAAGAACGGAAGATAGAAGTTTACCCTATCGTTAAATATACCAACCATCTTATTAATAAAGAACTTTTTAAACCCAGAGTCTTTATTTGAAAATACTGTAAGTAATGCGTTGTAATGGTTTTGTTCTATTTCAGCATCCTTTAACTTCTTTTCAATTCTTTTAAGTTTTGCTTTAGACTTCTTTATTGTTTCTAATGTATTGTCTATATATCCTTTATCATATGAAGACTTTGCTTGAACATCAATCTTTTCAATATCTAATCTTTTCTCTTCTGTCTCTTCTTTGAGAATTATTACTTTCTCTTTAAGATCATTAAGGAATATAGTATGATACTCAGGAACTTTTAATCCTACTTTGTTTGTTTTTACTTGTGCTTCAGTTTTACTTATACTATTTCTTAATTCTTTATTTGCTTTCTCTGTAGATTTAATATCTTTCTCTATTAAGAGATTTTCAGTTTCAGTCTTCTTTATATTAGTATCAATACCAATTAAGTATTCTCTTTTATATACCATTACTTTGAAGTTGCCTACAAGCATACCATTAAGTTTAGTTACAGCTGCTTCAATTTCATCGTTCTTCTTACCAATCTTTTCTGTCTTTTCAACTTCTTCTTCTACTTGAAAATCTAATTCTTTAATAGCATCTTCTTTTTCTTTTACTAAAGACTGAACTAATTCTTTTTCTACTTCATGACCACAAGTTGGGCATGTCTCCATATTTTCAAGAAGTTTTTTTATATCAACATTAATTCCAACTTTCTCTCTTCTTTTTTTTGCAGATGCTATAATTAAATATTCATTATCAACTAACCCAACTTTTAATTTATCTATCCCAGCTTTGATTTTATCGTCATGAATAATGTCAGCTTCATACTTATCTAGCTCAGCAATTTCTTTTTGAATGTCTATCTTTTCCCAATCTGCTATTCTAATTTTATTATCTTCAAAGTCATCAATCAATGCATCTATATTTAAAATTTTCTTATCATATTCTTCTATTTCTTCTAATAACTCTACATTCTTTTTTACTATAAGATCATAAGTTATATTACCATTTATTTCCTGCTCAATGTTTATACTATCATACTCAGCAACTTTTTTAGTAAGATTAAAAACTTCATTTTGTAATCTTTCTTTATCTGCTTTTAACTTAAGTAGAGTAACAGTAACTCCTTCTTTATATTCATTAATATTATCGCTTAAAGAATTAATTTCAACTTCTACTTTTTCTTTTTCTCTTTCAACCAATAAAACTTTATCATCAATAGGAGATTTCAGTTTCTTTAATTTACTATAAAAAGTAGTTATGTCTTTTAGTGAAAGGATAGATTCAAATGTCTTTAATCTATCAGCCCTTGAAGATCTTAAGAAAGATTTGTATAGTTCTGAAGATAAAATAACAGAAGATATCATCGTGTTGTATTGGATCTCAATTGTATTATCTATTAACTCTTGAGTAGCGCCAGTAGTCCTTTGGGAAATATTCTTGGTTCCTTTAAAGAACAATAATTTATTCCCATTAGTCTCGTGCTTTCTGTAACGAACAACAGAGTAATTACTTCCACCAATTTTGAACCCAACTTCAACCTTACAGTTTTTCTTTGTCTTTCTATTTACAATACCATCAGCGTCATCTTGATTTTTTCCGTAGATACCCCAAATAATAGCATCAAAAAACGTAGATTTCCCATCTCCATTTTCTCCAACTACTAACTTGATACCATCAAAACTCAAATCAAATTCTGTTTCAGTGTCCGGATAACTCTTAAAACTTTTTAATTTTACAAATTGTAATTTCATTATTTATTCCTGTTGTTTTTATTGTAAGATTTAGTTCTCTTCATTGTTCCATCACTAAATATAGATACTTTTTCTGTACTTAAAGAAATCATAATAGTTTCTTTAAGAAAGTATTTGTAAATAAAAGGGAATGTATTTAATCTTCCTTTAGTCGTTTTCATTTATTCTCCCCCTCTATGTTAGTCTTAAATATTAACTGTGTAATTTTTTCTTGAATTGCTGATTTATATATTATTCTTTGCTTTGGCAACTCAATAGAAAAATGACCATAAATCTCATACTTACCGAAAATATAACTTAAAGCTTCTATTTTATTTTTTAATGTTGTCACATTGCCCTCAATACATTTCAATGTTTCTAGCCTTGTATATAATACTTTCATGCAAAATTATCTCCTAAATGGAAGCTGCTTTTGGGCCTACTACTATTGGACCTGACCAATATTTATGCATATTTTCAAATACTATTTCAAAATTTTTTCTATATGGTGGATTATTTAATTCAAACGTTATATTACTACCTCTATCAAAGTTAAAAATTTGAATATCTTTATTACAAGTATAATTATTAAATAATTCTATTAAACTTCCAAGCCTTGTTTTTACTACATAATCATTTACAACTTCTTCAAAAGTTCCTATCAAATTAATATTCACTACATTGCTTTCAAAACATCTTCAAAGATAGATAATAATTTATCATTATCTATTCCATCAGCTTTTATATTGTTTGCAATATAATCCTTAACCATATCTTTTACTGAAGAATTCATATCAATTGATGCATCATCATCAACACTAATTTCATCTGTATTATCTGCGAAAGAAGGAGTTACATCTAATGCTCCTCTTTCATAAAGTAGATGTTTTAATTTAACATAGTTATCTAATTTCTCTTTTATAATTACTTGAACAAAACAGTTATTGACATCTTCCTTCTGGAAATCCTCACCATTTATTCTCTTGTATGTAGGAGCTTGAGTATAATACTTTCTCTCCCATTCATCAGTATCTAAATCTAATACAATAAATCCTTTCTTCTGCCCAACTTCACCAAAATTCATTTGTCTAAAGGAACCAGGATATATAATATTTCCTTTTGATTGAGGTCTATGAAAATGTCCTGTAAATACTTTATTATATCCACTAAAGAGTTTACGGGAAAATCCCGCTTTCTCGTTTACGTGGTATTTATTATCGAACGTAAAATCTGCAATTGAAAGATGAGTTATTAATAAATCTCCACCTGAAGGCAGTAAACTTTCATCCTTAGTGTAAGGCAATAAATCTATAGTTCTCCCTCCTAATTGTATTTGTTCGAATGATTTAACAACTTTACCAAAGACTGAGAATGTCTCTACAAGACTATCATTATCTATATTTGCGATATCATGATTACCCAAAACTATAATAACATTAAATCCTTCATCTTTTAATTCTTTAAATTTAAAGAATAGTGGAATAAAGGCATCGTTTTGTATTTTTGTAGATTTTTCAAAAACGTCTCCAGCGATAATTATATCTTTAATATTTTCTTTTTTACAGAATTCTTTTATGTAATCAATATAATCAATGGTGATGCTAACAGCGATTCCTGACTGAACGTGCCAGTCAGCAGTTACAAATACAGATGCCATATATTCCTCCCTAAAATTTTTTCGATATTTTTAATATCCCAATATGGGATTCTTAATAAAGTAATGTTATTATCATTAGCATATTTTGAAGGCATTTTTTTCTCCTTAATGAATTATATCATATTATTCTTTTTTTGTCAACTGTATAGAAGGGTGGTTTTTCTTGCATGAACCTTTCACAAAATGGTATGTAATTAAAGTCAACTTTTTTATTATTTTTATTCTCTTCATATTCAACAAATATACGAACCTGTCTTTCTAATTCCTTTAGGAGATAGTCTTTATTCCAAGCAGTTGCTTCTTCAATTATCATATCTGCATATCTCTGGTTATATTGACTTTTATTTTCAAGAAAATAAACAAACTTTTTAACCATAGTATTAAATCTCATGATGTCTCCCAATTATATCATCAACCAAAAGAGTGTCTGGAAGTAAATCATCCAGTTTTTTAGTCTCTACTTCTTCCCAATTTAAAACACTATTTCTCTCGGAATTCCATAAAGGAGTAAGATTATTTAAACTCCAGCATTTTTTTATATCGTCTTCATTATAAAAATTGTAAACTTTCATAGGAATAATGTGGTGAACATGCCAGTTTTTCCTACTTAAAAAAAGGTTTCCAAAATTATTCCAATCCATATCATCTTCAAATTTATCTTGTAGATCTTTCATTAAAGTATGAACTCCATAACCAAGTATTCTCTCTAGCACTTCTCCCCATGTTCTAAATGTTATTCCAAGATTAATTTTTGACAAAACATTCTGTTTTATTCTATAGTTCATATCACTTTCTTTTTTTTCAATAAAATAAAGTCTATTTCTTTCTTTAATCTTTTCCTTATTACTCTCATAATATTGTTTAGATTTACTTTTTACTTTATCTTTGTTTTCTTGATACCATTTTCTTTTATAATCCTTTATCTCTTTTTTATTGAGATCCCTATAATTTTTACTATATTCTTTTCTATCCATAAATCCTCAAATAATATTCTTTGATAACATTACCTTTAATAATCCTATATAAGGGTTAAGATAATTGTATAACTTAATAGGAGACAATAATGGCAATATCATTAACAACAAGCAGAAGTTCTAGTTTAGAAGCTTTAAAGAAAAATAGATTTGTTATGCAATTTACTGCAGTTCCTGGTGGTGGAGAAGCTAGTGACTTAGCTTTTGCAGCTCATACAGCAACTATTCCACAAATTACATATAATCCAATTGAATCTCAGAGATTGAATGAGAGATTTTTTACTGCTGGTAAACCAACATGGACTGATCTTTCAGCAACATTTTATGACTACATAGCAGGATCTAATTCTTCTGGACAAATCCTTTATGATTGGTCACAGAGCATTTATAATCCTATCACAGGACAAATGTATTTTAAATCACAATACAGCACATCAGCAACAATCGCTCAATTAGATCCTGCTGGTGGAATTGTTAGATTATGGAACGTTTATTACGTTTGGCCAACATCAGTTGGTTGGGGTGATGCAATGTCTTATGATGATGATACAATTTCAGAATGTGCAGTGACATTTAAATATGATTATGCTCTAAAAGGAAACGATAAAGATACAAAACCTGCAGTTTAATTAAAACCCTTATTACCCCTTAGAATTATCTAAGGGGTTTTTTAATTCAAACTTAAAATTTCCACAGTCCCATACTCTATCATATCCATTATTAATCATATTTTCCCATTCAGTTATTGATGGATTATATTCTTTTAATATTGATTTTAATTTATGTTTTTGAAATTTTACTCTATTTAATCTTTCTATTTTGCTTCTATAAAAATAAAAATAACTTTGCTTAGTATCTTCAAGTTTCTTAAAACCATTGTTCTCATAGACTTTACCAGTAAAATATCTTTTATCTGAATAAGTTATTATATCTCCAGAATAATTATTAGTAAAATATTTAAGCAGTTTAGAAAATCCACCAATAACTACTGTATTCTTCTTACTTACAAAACGATGTATTTCCCATTTATAATTCTTATTATATCTTGAACTTCCAAAGGTCAATAAAGAAACTAATTCATCGCTATAAAATAATCCAATATTAATTGAACTATTAGATGATCCTTGCAGGTGATTATTTTCTAAAAAAACGTTTCTATCTTTTTTATTTATTTCTAATATTTTCGTCTTTCTTGCGAATATTTTATCATCAACTATTCCAAGTTTTATTCTTATAATTGATTTTACTATTTCTCTTTTATTATCCCATTCATCTTCAAAAATATGTATAAGTTTTATTCCATTATTATTACAAGTTTCAGTTTTATTTAGGTGATAATCTTTATTTTTTCCATTTAACTCGCTATGCCAATATAAACCATTAAATTCTATTGCAACTTTTTTTTCTGGTATGTATATATCTATTTCTTTACCGTTAAGTATATTCCTATCATTTTCTATTATATCAAGATGATATATAGATCTTATAAAGTCTATGACTTCATTTTCTTTTATTGATGATGTATTAGGAACACATACTGGGCATCTAACTTTTTTAGAATGAATATTATCTTCAAATTCTGTATTACATTTTTTGCATTTAAATTTATAATAAATACTTTTATTATCTATTCTCATTCCTTTATATTCTTCTAAGAATATAACTTTTTGTTCTTCAACTCTTTTATTTGCAATATTAGAAAATTTATCAAGTCTTGATGAAGTTCTTTTTTTTAAAACTTCTTTATTTTGCTGAACATATTCGACTCCATATTTTTTAAGATTAGTCTGTTTAGTTTTTTCTTTTATAATATTGTTTTGGGCTGGAGCTTTTTTACCGTATCTGTTTATATTTGTATTTTCAGTTTTACATTTTCTACATAGAAAGGCTTCATTTTCTATTCTATCTTTTATTCCTCTACGACTTGAAACTGTTACGTTTGTACCACACTCTTTACAGTTGAACTCAAGGATACTATTAAAACTATATCCTTTTATAAGCTTTATTTTTTCTATATTAGTATAAGTTTTTTTATCTTTTATTAATTTCACTATTGAATAACCTTTAGGGATATTTGTTAGGCTACCCAAATAGGGGCCTAACAAATATCCAAAGTCTTACTTGTAGGGGATAAAAATAAAACTTAATTAATTATAATTTTTTTAGGTTTGATCTCTTCTCTTGCAGGAACAAAGATAGTTAGAATTCCGTCTTTCATCTCGGCTTTGGAATCTCCTGTATTATATTTTGATACAGGAATTGGAGTTGTTGATTTTACACCTGCTGTCTTAATTCCTTTTTTAAGGATTTTAAGGCTTTCACTTTTTGTTGATTTTGGAGACTTAATCTCAATTATCATTTTGTCACCGTCAAAATCGACTTCTATGTCGTCTTTATTATATCCGGCTACTGCGTATTCATAAGTTAAATCTTTACTTATTTCATCCATATAGATGTTAACTGGTGGGAAATTAGATGTGTGAAAGACTTCACCACATCTTACTACTTCTGGTGAATTAAACACAGATTCAAAATCTGCAAATAATTCATCAAAAATATTTAATAGGTCATAACTACTTGTGCCATTGTTGTTATTATGCATAACAAACCTCCGTAGAGCATTTTATTTAGTTCCTTCATGCGAAGCAAACTTACTTATTTTAATTATACAACATTATTCTTTTTTTGTCAAGTATTAGATAAAGCGTTTTTTTATAAAGCTTTGCCATTTTTTTCTATCAAAAGATTTACTCTTTCTCTTAACAGATTTTTCAAAATCAATTTTAATATAATCGTTTCTTCTTGTTTTATTCACAGCAGTTCCTACCGCAAAAATTATACCCATTACATATACAGGTTTGAGTTTGGCAACCATTGTGTTCGTTGACCAATCATATTCATAATCAAACATCGTTGATATAGATAATCTAATTTTACCTGCTATGTCTCTTGGTAGAAATTTTGTAAACCAAGTCCTTGATTTGTTATGTTTCTCCATATAATTTTTAAATCTTCTTACTATATATTTTTCAAAGTTTATTCTTGTAACTGAAAATTGTATCATCTTAGGTATTTGTTTTTTAAATTTAAATCTCTGTTCAAACTTAGATAATCTATTACTAGGATTAACAGATGACAATGCATCATTCATCCATTTTTTATGATTGAACTCAAATGTAGCATTAATAGTAGAGAACTTAGTTAGTTTCATATATGGTCTATCGTAAGCATCAATTCTCTTAATAATTGCTTCTCTTAATGATTTCATATCTACATTAGAATTTTTTAACATCATTTCAGGAGCAAGATTACTATTTCTTAAACTTACCATATAAACTATTCTATATGTTTCACCAACAGCTCTTCCAAGAGTAAAAGACAAATTAACTTGAGAGTAATTTATCTTTTGCTTTTCGTTTTTTTTAGTTTCAGGTTCTATCCAGAATCCATTTATAAATGGCATTAATTACTCCTTGTACTCAAGAGTCTGTGTCTTACTTCTTAATTTTTTAAATAAAAACTCAATCTCATCAAGATTTCTTTCAGCATTTTCTCCGTCAGCTTCTTTATATTTTTTAACAAGTTTCTTTAACCTAATTTGATCTTTCTTAAGTTGATCGTCATCACCATCATAATCTTTTGCTAACATTCCTTTGATCATTTTTTCTATCATTCCAGCATCAATTAAATCATCATCATTTATAGCAACAGAGTTTCCAACTATCTTTTTAGGTTTGGTTGATTTTCTATCTTTTATTTGAACCAATACACCTTTCATCTTATCAGTTATTTCTTCATCACCTTGTTCTTCTTTATCTTTAAATAAATCTTGAGCTTCTTTCTTTGCTTTATTCAAATCAGAAATAGAATCATACTCTGAACTTGCAATATCTTTAATTTTTCTGTTGAACTCTTCATCTGATAAGAAAGCTTTCTTTTTATTTTCTACAGATCTCTGTAATTCTTCTGGTGATTTGAATAGTTTATCTGGAGATTTTAATTCTCCAACTGTAATAAGATTATTTATTAATCTATACTTTTTAAGATTAGCATAATCTTCTTTAGAAAGTTTTTTCTTTAAATTTCTTTCAAATCTTTTAATCCCAGCTTCTACTGATTTTTCTGCTTTAACTAATTTATCTGATTTCTTAAAATATTTAGGGTTGAAAAAATCTTCTTCTTTAAGTTTTTGAATATAATCTTTTATTTTTCCAGTAGGAGCTCCTACTGATGCTCTCAATTCCCAAATTTTTCTTTCTTTTTCATTGAATTCTACATTATTTTTATCTTTGGAAATCTTATTAAAATGTTTCTTTTTTCTTTCATTAGCTAAGTCAATTAATTCATCAACTATAGTTATATAAGTATCTCTATAAATACTATCTGGTCTATTAGGTTTTAGCTCGTCCATTATTTTTCTTCTTAGAAAGTAAAGCCCAAGAGCTGCATTGAATCCGCCATTAGCTAATCTAAAATTTTTATTTTTAGTAAAATCAGTTTTACTTTTTCTCACTTCAATAGCTTCTTTAAGCCCACTATCACTAGCAACTTCAGATTTTTTATTTTCAGCTCTTTCGGCAGCTGCTCTTTTGGCTATAGTTCCTCTTCTATATTGAACATTCTGTTTTACTAATTTATTAATTTTTTTAGCTTTATCTAATGAATCTAATTCATCGTCTGCATCAATAACGCCAATGTCTTCTACATTATCTCTTATCTTAAAATAAGCTCTTCTTAAATCATCCATAGAATAACTAGCAAACTCTGCTTTCCCTAAATCATAGTTTTTTAAAATTCTTTCTTGAACAGAAGCTGGAATTTTTTTACTTGTTCTAATTCCAGCTTTAAGGATTTTCATATCTGCTATAGTTTTCTCTTGCTTCTCTATAGCTTCTTTGGAATCTTCAAATTTATCCCATTTAGATCCACGAGCTTCAATTTTTCTTCTTCCAGACTCAAGAGATGATTTGAATTGTTCTTTAGTCATTCCAAAAGTTTCAGCACTTGTAAGAGTTTTATTTTTTTTAACTGTTCTTTTTATTATTTGATATGGAGCTAAAATATTCTTTCTAAAAGACATTATCTCTTCTATAATTTCATTGCCATATTTTTCATGTATCTGTGACAATATTTCTTTTTGCTTCTTACTTAGTTTATATACAGTAGAATCTTTATCTTTCCCTCCAGCATGACCAATTTCAGCTCTAAGTTTCTCTCTTCCTACTACTGCTTTTATTTTGGCACCTTTGATTGCTTTATCTGCTTTCCCAACAGTAGCATCAGTTACTTTCTGTAAATTTTTTAGGGAGTTTCTCTTTAGAGTTAAGTATGCAAGCATAGGACTCATTGGTAGAAACCCTTCTGCTATAATAACATCTTTTATATTTTCTGTCTCTAATTCTGTAAAAATTATATTTTCCAAGCTAGCCATTGTTTTTCCTTGTGTTTGGTTATATTTATCTTTACAATATTATTTCTATATCTTCAAAACCAACCTTTTTATATAAGTTCTCACGTTGTAAAGAATGTTTCTCTGTATATTTGTTTCCTATATCCATGAAATCATATACTAAAGCGTAATCCTTACCTTCATGTAACCTCAATGCTCTACCTATCTTCTGTAATACCTCTATCTTTGATTTCCCACCTGAAGCATTTATTAATGTCTCTATGTTATTAATAGATATACCTTGCTTGAATATATTACTTGCTATTAAGTATTGAATCTCTCCGGATTTAAATTGTGCTATTGCATCTTCTCTGACTTTGTTACTATCAGTTCCACTTAATACAATAGAATTAGGTATTCTGTCGCCTAAAATTTTTCCGTGTTCTATTATCTTATACAATATTAAAGTAGGAACATCTTGTTCCAATGCTAATTTAACTATCTTGTCATTTCTGTCTATGTTATTAATTATACATTTCTCATAAGCACTATCCCATTCAGGAGTAGGAATACAATCTGTAGTTACAAACTTTATCTTTGGTTTGACCATTACTTTATTTTCAATTAACTCCTGAGTATATATCTCAGATATAATATCTCCAATGTGTTGTCTAATTGTGGCAAATCTATATTTATCATTTCCATCTGGAGTTGCTGAAAACCCAAAACGATATGGGTAAGAAGTTAATTCAAAAAATTCTTGGAACTTAGACGCTCCAACAATATGACACTCATCTACAATAACCATATCGTATCCTGTTAATCCACCGAGTTTCTTATATGAACCAATAGTAGAAATCATATTACGTTTTTCTATTTTTGCTTTTCCGTGACAGATTCCGCACTCAACTCCAGATTCATTTAATCTTTGTGCTGTTTGAGTTGCTAATGAAACGCTATCAACTAATATTAATGTAGGTAAATTTGTTATTTGCATTAAAGCTATAATAATTTCAGTTTTACCGGCAGACGTTGGAGCTTTAATTATTCCTACATTTGTTTTGAGGATTGCTTTCAATGCTCTGATTTGATGATCTACATAATCAAAATCAGGATTAAAATATTTTCTAAGTTGTTCATCTGTCTTTTTAATGTTAATTAGTTTTGTTCTTTTGTCCTGAAAGTCACTTACTGACATATTCTCATCTTTTATAAATAGAATAAGTTCTTGTAAGAAACCTGATTTAAGAACTAAGGCTTGACCTTTTTGCTTAGCAAAGCAAATGGTCTTAACTTTTCTCTTGTTAAAACCATTTTTAGTCATAGCCAGACTCATATCTTTAAAAGTGAAGCGAGCTTTAATAGAAATTATCTCATCTTTAGATAAATCTCCAACTGCAATTAATTTATCAGTTGCTAGTATTTTCAATTAACTGTAAACAGCCCAAACAGATTTCGCAGGAATAATTCCTTTCATTGTAGGGTTAAGCGGATCTGCTACATTTTCAACTTTAAACTGTTGAATATCGTGTTCGTTAAAAACTATACTATCTCCAACTTCAAATCCACAAGTTTCAAGATCAACATTATTACCAATTGTTTCTACAATTGCTTCATGAACTGGTTGTTTATCTGTTTCTCCATCAATTAATTCAATACCACCAGAAGTAACTCTTTTCTTCTTTTCAATTTCATCAAATCTAAGTATAATCATTTCACCAATTGCTCTTAATACTTTCTTTGCCATTTTATCTCCTCTAATTTTTCTTTTATATCTTCATTATATTTTATTCTTAATAATTTTATTCCATTGTTTTTACAATAAATAGTTTTAATTTCATCTCTTTTTCTTACTTTTTTAAACTCTTCTATTCCTCCGAAAAATTTTGTAGGTTTATAATGCTGTTTACCATCATACTCAATACATAAATTATAATCTGGCAAATAAAAGTCAAAATATAAAAGTCGCAAGTTTTTACACTTAGGAAATGTTTTTTGCTGTTCAAACAAAGTTTCATTTTCTATTAACATTTTCTTTATTCGCTGCTCTCCACGACTGCTATTAAAACAGTTTGGACATCCATGACCATTTAAATGGCTATATGGTTTTTGCTCAAACTTCCCATGCTTTCTACAGTTAATTATAACTTTTGCCTGTGCATTGTTATAGTCAACCAAACTATAATCATAAGTATTTCCATGAACATCTATAGCATCTTCTATAAACTCTTCTGTAGTTTTTTTTGAAGTTCCATAACATTTTGGACACCCTCTATTACTTAAATGGTCATTAGGTTTTTGTTCAAATCTCCCATGCTTTCTACAGTTAATTATAACTTTTGTATGATTATTTTTATAGTCAACTAAATTGTAATCATATTTATTTCCATGAATATTTATAGCATCTTCTATAAATATTTCTGTAGTTTTCTTTTTATTCCCATAACATTTTGGGCATCTATTTTTCTTTAAATGGTCTTTAGGTCTTTGCTCAAACTCTCCATGTTTACTACAGATAATTTTCACTTTTGTATAATTATTCTTATAGTCAACCAAACTATAAGAATAAGTATTTCCATGAATATTTATAGCATCTTCTATAAACTCTTCTGTAGTTTTTCTTGCCACTAACTGTCTTTTTCCATTGCTGATATCATTTCAGAAGTTTCATACTCATCTTCATCTTCAGCTAAATCTCCCAAGTCATTAACTTGAACATGCCTTTTAACTTCTTTCATTCTAATTTCTTCAGCCTCTAATAAAGTCTGAAATGTATTAATTGTATTCTCTTCGTCTTTAACGATAAGAGGAATAAAATCTTTCTTGTAAAACGAATCATCACCATTCCATCCTGCAATAGTATATCTGCTACCAGACTTCTTAGCTAATCCAAAATCTTTCAATAAAGTAAATAGTCCAGAATACTTAATAGGTCCAACTGCGAAGTCTAATAAAAACCAGCAATTTCTACGTTCAGTTCCAAACCTTGATTTAGTTATCTGTCCTCTAATTGACTTAAGAGAACTACCAAGAGAAGTTTTTCTTCTCTCTTTTTCAGCAGTCATTTCCTTATCAGATACTTCACCATTTGCTGCTAATTCAGTGAATCTAACTGAAATACTCGGATTATACTCCGCATTTACCCCTCCAGTTGCTTTCCATGGATCATATATGTTACCAATATTTGTGTATAATTTATTTGTGAAAATAAACGCTATATTTGATTTTTCAAATGCTGTATCAAAAGTTCTAAAAAACTGACCAACATTCTGAGATCTAGCACCCATGTCGACGGTTCCACCAAATTCTCTTACTGACTGTAGATTTCCTAATGAATCCAATAGTATTAAAATTTTAGCTTCTTTCAATTTAGAGTTAAATTCTAAAGCGTTAACCATCTTTTTTACCTGACGGGTAGCTCCTTCGACGTAATGGTTTTCTGGGGTATCTGTATTAACTGGAAATTTATTATCTGCAACATCCTCAATCTTACTTGTTTTCTTATTGATCTTGTAATTACCAAAAGTATGTGCCTTTAGTATCCTAACTTTTTTAGGATCAACTCCAGCAAATTCAATAAGTTCTTTTGCGTGTCCTCCGCCTTCTGTTTCCAAAATGATAATCATATCTAACTTGGGATCTCTCATAACTGTTGCAGCTAATAAAGATTTTCCTGTTCCTGATAACCCATCAAAGGAAGTTATTCTCCCACCAGGAATTCCATAACGGAGATTCTTTGACATAGCATAATTAAGAGAATAAACTCCTGTATCATACCAGTGTTTTACTTTTCCATCTATTTTGGATAAGTCAATTACATTTTTAAACTGCGAGTTGATAAGTTTGTCTAATTCACCAAAGATATCACTACCAGTTTCTTCTTTCTTTGTTTTTGCTTTTGCCATTAATTCCCTCTTAATAAAACATGGACACTTTAATAGTGTCCATGTCTATGTTGTGTTTAACTGAATTCTGCTAAAATATCATCGATTGCATCAACGTCAGCTTCTTCTTCAACCTTTGCGGGTTTCTTTGAAGTTGCTGCTTTTTCAGTTTTAGATACTGGAGCAGATTTTGTTTCTGCTGGTTCTGTAGAACTTTCATCAGGATTAAGAAATTCATTAACTGCTTCTTTAAGTGCTTCCACTGAAGGAAATTCAATTAAAGAACTATAATCCATTCCTTTTACTGCAGTAAGAACTTTTTTAAGATCTTCACGATCCTCAAAAATTGCTGTGATGTTTGGATCTGGCATACTATTATCATAGTTTGTTCTTCGACCAGTTCCTTGCTTGTCTATAATAAAATCTCTTCCTTCAAGAGGATGAACAATGTTTCCATATTTTCCACCTTTCATTATTCCAAAAAACTTTTTAAAGATAGTCGGTCCAACTTCATAGAACTCAGGTTCGGTAATGGTATTCTCGTCTTTTGCTCTATCAACAATTCTAAAAATGTATCTGTCTTTACCAGATAATTCGTAAGCAATTTCTCTTTCCTCAGAATCCCTTTCTCCAATCTTGTAAAACTTTTTAGATATTTTACATGCCGGACATGCTTCTGCTTCATGAACATTACCATTTTTATCAGTAAATGTTTGAGCTACACATTCATAAGGAGTTCCGTCTATCCAGTGTGTTTTGTGGTGGAAATAGGGTAAGATTTCCCCTGCTGATTTTACAGGTGGTAAGAATCGAATGTTATTTTCGTCCGGTTCTGGACTCCAAAAATTTCCGCCTCCCTTTTTTTGATCACTTTCCATTGCAGCAAGCATTATCGCTGTCTCATTTTTATCCATTTTGTTCTCCTATGCCTTTTGTCGGTTGCCATATTGGGCTATTGGACAGTTGGGCTAATTATTTTAAGTCCTATACGGGACTTGATTTATTATATCAGATTATTCTTTTTTTGTCAAGCAATTACTCAACTTACAATTTATATCTTCATTATAAGCTATCCTTAACAACTTAATATTATTATCATTACAATATTTATTTTTAATTGCATCATTGAATTGTGTTTTATACAATTGATCAATTCCACCAAAATACTCAATAGGTTGAAAATGTTGCATCCCATCATATTCAATACAAATATTTCTTTTAGGTAAGTAAAAATCAAACCTTAATTTATTTATTTTAAGGAAGCTTTTTTCCCTTTCATAATAAAAATTTTTTTCAATTAAAAACTTTTCAATTTTCATTTCTCCTTTACTAATATTACATAGTCTACATCCACTTCCTCTTAAATGACTTTGTGGAACTTGTAAAAATTCTCCATGAACAGGACAGATGATTTTTATCTTAGTCCTATAGTTTATATATTTAGATAAAGAATAATCATATTTATTTCCATGAATTTTAATTGCTCTTTCTATAAATCTTTTAACTGATAATTTATTATTTCCATAACATTTTGAACACTTTTGCCCTAATAAATGATTATTAGCCTTTTGCAAAAAACTACCATGAATAGGACAGACTATTTCTACTTTAGTTCGTGAATTAATATAATTTACTTTCGAATAATCATATTCATTTCCATGCATATTAATCGCATTTAAAATAAAATCTTCTGTTGTCTTTTTATTATTCCCATAACACTTAGAGCACCCTCTTTTCATTAAATGTTTATTAGGCTTTTGCAAAAAACTACCATGAATAGGACATATTATTTCTATTTTAGTTTGTGAATTAATATAATTAACTTTCGAATAATCATACTTATTTCCATGAATATTTATTGCGTCAATAATAAATTGTTCAGTAGTTTTTCTTTCCATATCTTCATTATACAACATTATTCTTTTTTTGTCAATCATAAAAAATCAACCATATTATTTATGGTTGATTTTATCATTTGCTTCTTTCTTGTCTTTATAGTACTGATTTAGTAACATAACAAATACGTTATATTCCTGAAGTGGGATGTCTTTCAAGTCTGAAAAACTAAAGCCCCACTTAATCAGATAAAAGAAACTTTCTCTTATTCTTATTAAGTTATCTTCATTAAAACCGAAAGAAATCCACGCCTATCGGGATGGTACCTGAGAAATCACTCTCGCAGTACGGACAAACAACTCCATCAAGTGTATCAACACCTGTTGAAAAATCTGCTTTCTCGTTTAGCTCTGCCCTGTCCATTCCTATTAAAGATTCATAAAATTCTTCCCAATCTCCCATAGAAACTTCTTCACCATTTGGATCGGTGATTTTAATAGTAGTTACAATTAAATTATCAACCATTCTCTGATCTGCATCAGATGTTGATTTTTTTCTCTTTCTGTTTCTGTTATAGATCTCTTCTGAATGTGCAAGTCTTGGTAATACGAATGTTACTTTATATTTTGACTTAGGAAGTTCAACTACAAAAGGTTCAACAACTTCATCTGGAAGTTCTTCAAAGTTCAATTCATCAATCTTAACTGTATGATCAAACTCCATTCCGCAAGATGAATTACTACATTTTAGTTTAAATTTATAATCATTACCATATGAGATTCCTCTTAGAAAAAACAGTAAATAATTACTATCATATAAAAGAATATCTCTTGCTTCAATATCAGAAGCAATACAGTTATCAATTACCATTCTGGTAGCAGCTCCTGACTTTAGAAATCTGCTTGTTGATAAAATTTCTTCATCCTTAACTGTCATAGGATACATCTGTATCTGACCATTTAGGATATCAACATCATTTGTTACTTGTTTGTATAATCTTCCTTTTGATGGAAGAACTACCATTTCAGCTTCTGAAAAGTTGAATTTACCAGATTTTCTGGTTTTCATCACTGAAGCTGGAACATTTGATATTTTAGACATGTCAATTACTGGTGCTTTTGGAGCATCAGTCTTATTGATAGTCTCTTCTACTTCTTTTTTTGTTGGCATGTATATATACCTCTCCTGTTATTTATATTATATATATGATGTATCTTATCAATTTATTTTATTTTTGAAAACTTCTACTTAGGAGGTTTTTAAAACCTCCGCCATGCTTATTATTAACGAGCAAAATTTTGCTCTTTGCTACAAGCAATATTTTGCTCTATATTCAGAGAAGTTACAGAAACTATTAGTAAAGATAAGTGTATGACTTTAAACGAACTAATTAATAAAGAAATATTAACAGGACAACTTGTTAAATTTAAAGAAGGACATGGTAAAACAGGCTCTGTTATTGTCGTTACTTCTTCAATAGATAAAAAAAATTATATACTTGAAAAATCAATAACAAATTATGCAAGATTTGAAAAATGGCCTGAAACTGAAAAGAAAGCTGATATTAAACCTACAGGAAAGTATTATAAAACAAAAGATTATGGTAAACTTCCATTAGTTCAAATCAGGTTAAAAAATGACGAAGAACAAAACGTAGATGATACAAATAAGGAAATAGTATTTTAGGAGATACAAATGGGAAATTTAATTAATGAAATGAAGAAGAACTCAGGGGTATCTCTGAATGAATCTGATATTAGTCAAGTAAAAATGATGAATGCTGAATCAAGATTGATTGGTGCTTTTGGATCTTTACTTAGAGAACTTCAGTGGATACAAAGAGATGCTGAACCAAATCCAATTCCAAGATATGGATATGGTCATCGTGGATATGGTGGTGGATGTGGATCTCCACAAGTAGATGTTGCTAATCCAGAAGAAATCGAAAGATTAAAATCTGTTGATAAAGTAGCTTTATATAAAATAGCAAAAGAAAAACTTGCAATAGTTGAAAAAGAAATAGCTAAAACTTTCAAAGTCGAAATGAAGTCTAAGGACGAAGACGATGACGAAGACGACGACGAGGACGACGATGAGGAATAAATATGGAATTTAATAATATATTAGATGACGTAAGGACAGAACTTACTGAAGCAGGAATGAAAATCAAGAAAGGTTCTACTTCTGTGAAATTATATCATCACGTTGATATGGATGGTGTTTTTTCCGCTATGTTAGTTTATAGACAATTAGTAAAACAAGGTGTAAAGCCTGGACAAATACAATTATTTCCAGTTCAGTATGACGATCAAAAGCCTGCTTTTTTTAATGTATCTAAAAATCAAATGTCTGTAGTAGTAGATTTCTCCAGACTTCCTGATGGTGTTGCTGTTGATTGGTTATCTGATCATCATGAACAAGCAGAGCCAAAAGATGGTGAAGAACCAAGAAAAGCAAAATCTGGAGTTAGAGCAGGGCCAAAAAGAGATGAGAAAAGAAAAGGTGACGTTGATCATAGTTCAGATACAAGTAGAATAGCTACTATCCATGCAGGAAATATTGCAGGAGCTAATACAGCAAAACAATTAGCAAAAGTTGATAGTGCAAAAATAGATAACTTAGCTGACTTAGCCAAGTTAACAATGAATAAAGAAAATTTTCCTAATGTTGTAAATGCTCTTTTATCTGCTGTCTTAAAAGGTGACACAAAAACTGGAAAAGCATCTGCAAGAACTACAGGGGCGATTGAACATATTATTAGAACTGCTACTCCTAGTGTAGTTGGAGTATATAATGCATTAAAGTCTGATAAAGTTAAATCTTTAATCTCTGATGAGATTAAATTAGTTAAAGAACTAAAGAAACCTCAAGAAAAAAGAGATGATGATGTAATTATGAAACTTATTGGATCTTCTTCAAAATTATCTAAAGCAACAATAAGAAAAGCATTAAAAGGTGATGGTAGATCAGCTCCTCCTGTTCCTATTGAAGCGATGAAAGCAGCTAACGAAAAAGATAGAAAGAGAGCAACTTCTAAAACAGAATCTCCATTTAAAGTTACTGGAACTGGAATAACTTCAGAATTATCTGGAAAAGGACAGCCTGGAAGATATACAGGCTCTATGCTTAGTGATCCTGATGGAAAAAGATATCCTTGGGCAATGAGAACTTGGGCTAATATGATACAGATTGCATTAAATCCAGACCTTCCAGAAGCAGAAAAGAAGAAACACAATCTAATAACTATAATGAAAGATGCATTTGGTGAAGTTGAAACAAAATACGGAAGTAAATATAACACTAAGAAGTTTATGCAGTTAAAAGAAAAGATTGGTGGTCATGCATCTATCTCAACAGCACCTGCTTTGTATATGTTAGCAGGAACATCTTGGAAGAACAAAACAAAATTAGGTCAATTAGAAAGTCTTGTTTCTCTTAGAAAGAAAAAGTTAAGTAGATTAACTAAAGAAATAAAATTACTGAAAGGTAAAGAGAATAAAGAAGCTAAAGCAGAATTAACTGCAAAATTAGCACAGCAAAAAGATGAAGTAGCTTTTCAAAATCTTCCAGTAGAAGCAAAAATAGCAGAGCTTAAAAGAAAGAAAGAATGGCTTGAAGGAAAACCAGCAGTTCCAGGAACTAAAACTAGAGAAGCTGAAAAAGCTAAGCCAGGAAAGAGGCAGGAAATAATTTCATTTTTTAAGAATGAAATTTATAAAAGACTTGATGCTGAATTTAAAGGTGTTGCTAAAGTAGCTCCGTTAAAAGGTGCAGGTAAAGATTATGAAATTAATTCAAATGAATCATTAATAGATGAAATCAGAAAAAACTCTGGAATGTTAAACGAAGACAAGTATGAAG